CTAGGCATAATAGTTATTTCTCCGCTATGATCTTTTTTAAATTATCTATTTCAATTTGTTGCTCCTTAATCGCTTGGATTAACAAAGATGTAAGGTTTCCGTAAGCTACCATCAATGTTCCGTCCTCTTTTTTACTTATAACTTCAGGAATAACTTTTTCTACCTCCTGAGCAATAACACCTGCTCTTCTTTCTTTAGATTCCGAATCTTTTCTTACAAAGGTTACTCCCCTAATTTGTTTTATCTTCTCGATTGCATTTGGTATTTCTTCAATTTCATCTTTAACTGAAATATCAGAATATGCTGCAACGTCATGGCTAGCATAGATCGAAATACCTGTAACGTTACCATCTACCTCTAATGGATAGGCTGGGTTTGTACCTGCTCCAATACCTAATCTTTTATTGCTGTTGTCCCAATAAAGTCCGGAATCTGATCCAAGAGTTGTTGATCCGGTAAAAAACGCAACTTGAGTTGATGTACCATTTGCACCACCAACTCCTGATGTTCCTGATGATCCAGATACTCCAGAAGATCCAGATGATCCTGTACTACCGGAAGATCCAGTGCTACCAGAAGATCCAGATGTTCCAGATTCTCCAGAAGATCCAGAAGATCCTGTGCTACCGGAAGATCCAGTGCTACCAGATGATCCTGTACTACCGGAAGATCCTGATGATCCGTCCATTCCGGCTGTACCAGAAGAACCAGAAGTACCAGAAGAGCCAGAAGTTCCTGTTGATCCGGAAGAACCGGAAGATCCAGATCTTCCTGATGATCCCGATGTACCGGAAGTACCTGAAGATCCGGAGGTTCCTCCAGATCCCGATGTTCCGTTAGGACCAGCTGGTCCAACTGCACCGTCAAGATTCATAGACCAAACCTGAGAAGATCCATAATTTGTAGTGCCCTCAACGTCCTTAACCAAAATATCATAGTATCCACTACTTGCGATAGCAGATTGGACTATTCCAGCAAAATAGTTATTAGAATCTACTGCAACAATTACACTTTGTGCTACTGTATAGGAAAGATCAAGTAAAGCTGTATTTAAATAAACAACCGAAGTATCTACTACTAAGGCGGATAAATCCAATCCATTAGCAGTGGTGTGAGTTGCATCATAAACTGAAGCATTTGTAGCATATCTGTCACCGCTTAGTCCTGAGGATCCGGATTCTCCAGAGCTTCCTGAAGATCCTGTGGATCCTGAAGAACCGGTGGATCCTGAAGAACCAGATGTTCCTGATGTGCTACTAGTTCCGGAAGAACCAGAAGTACCTGTTTGGCCAGAGGATCCTGAAGATCCTGTAGATCCCGAAGTTCCTGAGGTTCCTGATCTACCTGCAGATCCTGATGATCCTGAAGAACCAGATGTTCCAGTTTGTCCAGAAGTTCCTGAAGTCCCTGCTGGTCCGGTAGATCCTCTTGGCCCAACAGATCCAGATTCACCAGAGGTCCCCGCAGTTCCTGAAGTTCCATTTTGACCAGAGCTTCCTGATGTCCCAGATAAACCAGAGCTTCCAGAGGATCCAGTAGATCCAGAAGAACCTGAAGATCCAGAAGATCCTGCTGATCCTGAACTTCCTCCTGATGGACCGGTTGCCCCTGTTGCCCCTGTTGGTCCAGAGGAACCAGTTCCTCCTGTTGCTCCAATATAACCAGTGAAGTTCACCCATCCTTGTGTTCCGTCTATACCTCCTGACATTATTCCTGTTGATGGTGTAACACTAATATTATTAGTAGTTAAAACTACGGGTGCATTATTATAATATGATGCATATCCAGTAACTGATTCTATCGTTACTGTGGTGGCATCAGAGAATGCTTTTACCGTGCCATTTGATATAGCGATAATATCAGCAACGATTTTTTGACCTGTTAAATAAGCTGCACCCTGCCAGGTTGTGGTTGTGAGAGAATTCCCGTTGATGAAAATTTCGATCGTTCCTCCGGTCGATCCTGAGTTTATTTCAAAAGAAAATGAGGAATTAACCTCGTTTTGATAAACATATCCCTGGAAAGCATTACCAGTAAATCTTACTTGACCAGGAATTGGGGGTTTGGTAATCTCGGTGTTTTTATCAACTCTAAATCTTACTCTACCTCCAGTTCCATTTTTGTTATAAATGTCTAAATCACCACCAACGTAAGCATTATTAATAACATTGAAGGAAGATCCAGTAATACCACCATCATTACCGTCTAATCCGATTTTAACTGCACCAGTAGCAGGAAGTTTTATAGAATTTGCTCTTAATACATCAACTGTAAATTTAGCATTTTGAGCATCAAATCCTGGTAGTTCTATGGTTATCCCAAAAGTTGTTTGTAGCAGATCGATTGCGTCTTGAATCTGCTGAAAATTTTGATTAATCTTTAGGGAATCATAGCTTGTTCCTAATTGCTGTATGTTTAAATCTGTTAGTTCTTTCATTTCTGGTGGATACTTTTCTTATATATCCACAGGAAAAAGAACCTATCCAGCTATCTGCTCTTCTATCGACTCGCAAAAATTTTTAAATTCTTTGGGATAGTATTTAAGGAGCTCTCTGATCTCCCGGTTGGAGATTTCAAACCTAGCACGAATAAATTCAGAAACCTCCTCTTTGGGGGTATATTCTTTACTCTTTTCTTTTTTATTAGTACGAGTATAGAACCATCCCGGAGCTGTTTTATATTTTGTATTGATCGTATTTTTCCAAAAATCAATCACAGGAACAGGATCAATCTTGGTGTTATTAAAGGCATTTGCCTGCAGAGGTAATGAAATAGACATAATCCGATTAATCATAAAGAAATTTCGGGATTTGTCCTGCTTAGTTACATCTTGCCAGTTTTTTTCTGAAAAAAATGCTTTTAGAATATCGAATAGCTCCATTATTTAAAACTTTTAAATGGGTTAAATGCAGAAGGTGCTTCGTATGCATCCCATCTAGATCTTCCAATAAGATTTTTCTTATCAGTTAATGCTGGTTTAATCTCTTTTCTTGTGGTTGAGAAAGAAAATTCCATATTAGCTAAAACGTTTTCTGGAATTACCTGATCCGATAACCAAACTAGCTGCGCATTTTCGTGATAGTTATTAGCAACTTCTTTTCTGTTATCTTTATTGTCAGTGTATCCAATGGATCTCAAAACATATCCAGAGATCCAATCTTTAAATTCATCATCTTTCCAAACATCTTCAAGTCTAGAAGATCCCCATCCGGACTGCTTATAACTTTCGTAGATTGCTTCTGCTTTTGCTTTGGTTAATTTGTAAAACTTCCCTGGTGTTTTTTCATAAGCAAAAACACTAGGAACATCATCACCTTTATCTCCTGTTAATATTTTTTCGAATGTTAGCTTTTCTGGATCAGTAAATTCCATCGTAGCGGATGAAGATAGGTTTAGCATTTTCTCTTTCTCCGAATCTGCTGCAAAATCTAAATTAAAAATAGAGGTTTCTCTTTCTTTGTCTAAATAATCCGTTTTCCAATTATTAGAGCAGAATATTTTATTGTTTTTAGAATTAGCATTCCAGCAAATAGTCCAAGTATCTCCGCAAGAGACTAATTGATGACTGTCTTTATCTCCTGAAAAAACAACAACATTATGACCTTCCTTCTTCAATTTATCGTTCCAAAACCATAATAGATCATCACCTTCTGCACCTTGAGCAGTTGAATAAATGTATCCATTGGTTTCTAAAAATTTTCCAAATTCGTCCATTAGATCAAAAAAAGATCCCCAATCAACTTTCTCGTCTTTAACTCTTGAGCTCTTGTAATCTGCTCTTTCTATTTTTAAATCCTTTCTCCAAGATCTGGAATCCTTACAAAAAATAACATGACCATTAGTTGGTAATTGGTTTAATGCATAACAAAGATCTGTAATAATCTTTCTCATGAACATTCCTTGCTCGGAAGCCTGTGATAAAACTTCACCTGGTTGTTTAGAACCATAGTCAGAAAAAATGGCAAATGTTTTATGAAATAAATAATTGCCGTCTATAATAACGCTAACCATATTAAAAATCTGAATTTGTTATTCTTATATCATAGTTAGAAAAATCGGAAAAATCCTTGTCGTCTGCTTCAATTCTTCTATCAACAGAATCAGCATCCTTTCTTTCTAACAATCTTTTTCTTATCACATCCCGGTCTGGATCTATGAAAATAACAAAACACCTTTTTCTGTCTACTGGTCTGATGTTATTTACTCCTCTCGGGGTCATTATAAAAAGATTTGATTTTTCAAAATCGTCTATTAATGTCCCATATTTCCATCCATTGAATTCGTCAATTTCATAGAACTTATAAACATTATTAGAGAAGTATTCCAAATTGGTAAACATATAATCTTTCCCGTGAATTTCACTCCCCCTCTTAGGTCTGCTCGTATACGAGACACAATATTTAAATCCCCTGTCTTCAAATTTCTTTCTGAGAAAATCTTTGCCAGATCCCCCTCTACCTACTATAACTATTTTACTTTCTTTATATGACATATTCTATTGTGTTAGCTTTTGTATGGAATAAAAAAGAGATAATAGACTAACAACGGGATCAATCACTTGATTTCTCTGGGATTGATGTTGAGCAACTAAAATAAGAACAGCGGGAATAATATTAATTTTTTCTGGCTTCTTCTCCTTGACCCATTCGATGAATTCTCTACCCAGGGATTCCATAACTTCTCCGACAGAATTAGAATATTGCCCTACTATAATCTGGTAGCTTTTAACAGGATCCAGCTTTTGGAATAACATATCATAAAGCTCTTCATAATCCCAAGAAGATTCTGACACTTTTTGCTCACTTATCTCACTAGTTCCCTGAATCTGCCATCTTTGTATGCAATTAAGAGCAGATCTCATATCCGGGTAGTACTTTTTTACAAAGGATTGTAAAGCCTTATCTTCAATAGAGATTTCCATTTTTTTCAGAATCAGTACAATTCTGTCCTCCCATTGTTTTTTTAATTCTAATTCCTCTTCCTTATTAACAGGATCAAAAATAAAAACTTCGAATCTACTTTTGATAGGATCCGGTACTTTGTTAATCCAATTACAAGTGGCTACGAATCTGGTATTTTTAGCAAATTTTTCTATCGTCCCTCTAAGTGCTTTATAGAATTGATCAGAAGCTCCGTCAAACTCGTCCAGTACCACAACCTTCGTAGCATTCTCTTCGTTCATGATTGAGATTGTAGAGCAGAATCCTGTTATTTTTTCCCTAACGGTTTCAACTGAACTCTCGTCAGATACATTTATAAAGAGTCTAGGAGAATTCTCGGAAAGTATTTTTGCAAGAGAGGTTTTACCAGATCCTGGCGATCCTGTAAGTAAAACGTTCTGCTGCAACCCATTTTTAAAAGCATCCTTGATTCTCTCTGGGAGAATCATATGATCCAGTTTTTTAGGTCTAAGTTTTTCTGTTAAAAGTGAATTGATCATTTATTTTTATTAAATCTTGTTACTAAATTTTCTGGTTCTGTTTTATCATTTCTAACCTCAATAAATCTAGGTAGGAAAAGAGATTTGTTGCCGTTCTTATCCTCAATAGGAACATTATACTGAATGGCAACAATTTTACCTATTATATCATCAGGGTTCTTAGAAAGTTCAATTAAATCTTGTTCTGTAAATCCAGATCCAACCTTAACTTGATATTCTCCGGAAGAATCTTTACAAATAAATCCGCCAATGAATCCTTCTCTTTTACCCTCTCCTGGATACCATCCAGTAACAACCAAATCGCAATCCTCAACCTCTTTGAATTTAATCCAGCTTTTAGATCTTTTACATTCATAAACGTGGGAAGGATCTTTCATAATAACGCCTTCGCCTCCATTAGCTACGATTTCTTTATAAATAGGCATTAATTCGTCTTGTGTTTTAGCTTCCCATTTTCTTGCTAAAATAACATTGGGATTTTCTCCCCCAGTTTCAAAAACTCTTTCTAATGTTTTTCTCCTTATAGTATACGGTGCTTTCCCCTTTCCTGTTTTAATTGAATCCATTCCATCAATATCAAAAACATTAAAAAGAAGATCATCTCCGATAGATTCCTTCGGAGATCCTTTTAGCATCTGATTTACTTTACCACTAACACTTTTTCTGTCTTTGTCTGTTAATTCACCATCGAAAAAGATATCACCCAGATCGCGACTAAGATGTAATAATTGCTCGGATATTTTAGTAAGAAATCTAACATCTAATTCATTGAAGGACCTGGTATAAAATTTAGCCTTTCTTCCTTCAATAGCACAAATGACTCTAACACCGTCATATTTTTCTTCACAAACGATAGATTCCCATTTATCGATAACTTTATGATCGTCCTCTGCAAGCATAAGGCTTGGATCGGGGATTAGCTCTTTCCCCACTGCCTTATTGATAAGTTTAGCACCGATACCTATGTTCATTCGCTTTGTAAGCACCTTAGCTAAGACTTTTTTAAGCTCTATGTGATAACCAGTGGATTCAATCAAGCGTTCAGCCTTGCCCCTTAAATGATCGTTAATTGCAGGTGCTGCTTTTAATTCCTCACAAAGAGAGAAAAATTCTTCATATAATTTAGAATTTTCTTTGCAATCTTTGTCCTGATATTCTAATTTGTGTAGCTTGGTTGTGACAAACGGGTCGAAACAAATGGAGAGAATGTACTCCAATCTAGGGGATAAATTTTCTGAGATAAGCTGTTGTTTTTTTTTCTGTGATCCCTCCCCAGTGGATCTTTCAATTTCCAAAAGAATTTCTAATTCCTGCTGCATTTGATTTTAGTTTAGACATCAAATATACAGGAAAAACTCGGTTATAAAAAATGTTTCAATTAAACCACTTCTGCCTCTCCCCCCGCTGCTGGGGCTTCTGCTGCTGGTTCTGCTGCTGGTTCCGCTGCTGTCTCTGCTGGGACTTCTGCTGCTGGTTCACCTGCTGGGGCTTCTGCTGCTGGTTCTGATCCTCCAGCGGTTGATCCCCCGCCTGCTCCTGTATCTGCAGGAGCTGCTGCTGCGTTTTCTTCCTCGTCTTTTTTCTTATAAATGTCATTAACCCTTCTATCTTCGTTGGTTAATCCTAGGAATTTATCGATTAAGAAATCTTGATTGAAATAAGGGACTTCCTCTTCGCCTTTTTTCTCTTTAATCTCAGAAAGACCCGCGATGAAATCTATTTTCTTAATTAGCTGTTCTATTTCTTTAGACTCTCCAAATTGGTTATCTGAATTAAATTTAAGTCCTAATTGAGATCTAAAGATAGTGTCATTAGTTAGCTCTGGGTAATCCAAAGTCATTTGAATCCATAACGGCTTTAGAAGAATTTCCTGATAGATCGATCTTATTCTATTGATAAACTTATTGTATCTGATTTCGTCCCTTTCTGCGGATTCTGCCCCAATCTTATAAGTACCCACTGTTCCACCAGATCTTGCAGCAAATCGATTGAAAGGAATCTTAGAATCTGCTTTAAGTTTATTGAAGAAATAAACCACAGCATCTATAATATTTAAATTAGGACCTGCTGAATTAAGGGTTTCTACCTTCGGTGATTCCCCTCCTTGAACTGGGAAAAGATAGTTTTTATAGAATTGTAAATTAGGTCTTCCGTTGATGCTTAGCTCTCCTGATTCTGTATTCAGTTTGATATCCTCTTTATACATACTCATCAATTCGCCCAGGGTTTCTTTCGCTTTTTGAGGGGATCTGGTTCCAACAGGAACTGTCATCTTAATTCTGAAAGAAGCATTCATTACGTTCCAGATAATTCTGGTATGCTCCATAATCTTTAAAAGATTGTGGGATCTAATCAATCTTTCACAATAACTAGTTCTACTTGTGGTATTGCCCTTAGCATAAGAAATATAAAGAACCTGTGAATCGTATAATTTTCTTTCCTTTACGTTGTCACCAAAATATTGATACCAAATTTGGACAGTTTGACCCGCTTGATTTCTTTCAATCGATGGTGTTAAAGAGATAGGATCTAATTCTTTAAATCCCACAATTTGTTTACCATCATCGGAGTAAACTATTTCAAATGATAAAAATCCATCAATAAGAAACTGTCTAAAATACTGCCAAGCAGAAATTCCGTTATTGAATCCATGAGAAACGTAGATCTTTCTAAAATTATCTCTAAGAGATTCTACCATTTCATCTGATAGTTCCATATTAACTAGAGATAGTCCACAACAGAAATTTCTATCATCATAAACAATAGCTTCGTCTGCAAGTATATCTAAAATCCATTCAATCTCAGCATTAATAGCAAATCTTCTTAAGAATTCTCTTTTGAATGCATATTCCTTGTCGAAGTATGCAATGTATTTTCTATTAGAGGTGTCCTGTGCTGCTAAACTATAGATGAAATCCTCATCGGCATCACCCAATGCTAGTCTTTGTCTCATCATTGCTTCTGAAACACCAATAGCTTGAGAATTTTTCACAACAAGATCTTTATACTCCATTCCGAAAGACCCTATTTTGCTTACGGTTCTAAGTATTCTCCCCATGTTAGGGTTATTCTGCGAAAAATTATCTATAAATCCTGCCATTTTCTAAAGTTTAAACTCGTCTTGTTTTTCTTCCCCGCCTTCTGCTGTGGTTTCTCCCCCTGCTGCTGTCTCTTCCTCTTTTTTCTTTTCTTCCTCCTCTTTTTTCTTTTCCGCTTCCCTCTTAGCATTTTCATTTGCTATCTTGTCATCATCAGTCATTCCCAGGTACTTATCTAGAACATATCTTAGCGAGAAGTAAGGATTTCCTTCTCCATCCATAAGACCAGAGATTTTACTTACCTGCTCCTTTCTAGCATTAAGAATTTCCATATATCTAATTTCAGCAAATGAATTATCCTTCACATAATCCAATCCAAATTGACTCTTAACCATGAAATCCTTTTGATATTTGGGATAGTCTAAGCTAAATTGAATCCATAGTGGCTTAAGCATAATGTCTTGAAAGATAGATCTTAATCTGGTTATGAATTTAAAGAATCTTATTTCTTCCTGATCTAGACCTTCAGCATTACCGCTATAAGTTCCTTGTGTTCCTCTGTCCTCTCTATCAAATCTAGAATAAGGTATCTTAGAATCAAGCTTTAATTTATCCGCAAAATATGATAGTGCCTTTAAATCGCTAAAAGGAGTAGCATCGCCTGCTCCTGTAAGGGGAGTAATATCAGGAGTACCGTTAGGGGTAGATGGCATCAAATAATTCTTAAAGAATTGAATATTCGGTCTACCATTAACAAATAATTCTCCGCTGTCAGAATCTAATCTAATATCCTCTTTATAAATACTCATCAATTCTGCTAAAGATTGCTTTGCTTTCTGGGGGGATTTAGTACCAATAGGAACAGTCATTGTCATTCTATATGAAGAATTCATCACGTTCCAGATAATTCTGGTGTGTTCCATGATTCTCAATAGATTGAACGATCTAACCAATCTTTCCACATAACTTAATCTTGTTATGGTATTTCCCTTTGCATAAGAAATATAAATGATTTGTGAATCATATAATTTTCTGGTCATTGCTGGATTGTCGGGATATTGAATCCAACATTCAACAAAAGAACCATCTAATTGTTTTTCAACCGAGGGTAGGAGAGATACTGGATCTAATTCTTTAAATCCAATAATTTCTTTACCTCTTTGATCAAAAACGATTTCAAATGCTAAAATACCATCAACAAGAAATTGTCTGAAAAAATGCCATGCTGAAATACCTTCGTTAAATCCGAATAAATTGTAAATCTGCTTATATCTTTCCTGAATCTTATCTTCCAGTTTATCTCCTATGCCCTTGATGTCAACATTAGAAAAATATGCGAAAAAGTTTTTATCGTCATAAACAATAGCTTCATCACAAACAGTATCTAAAATAAATTCAATCTCGGGATTTAAAGCAAATTGACGAAGGTATACCTTTTTATTAGGATAGTCCTTATCAAAATAAGCAACATACTGTTTAGCATTAGTATCCGCTTTTCTAATAGTATAAAGGAGACTTTCATCTACGTTTCCCCTATCTATGAACTGAGCTTCTGTTACACCAATGGCCTGGGAATTTTTAACTACCATATCCCCATAACTCATTCCGAACGTTCCTATTTTTCTTAGGTTGTTCCAAATGTTACTAAAAAAAGGATTCAATCCATTATCTCCTAAAAATCCAGCCATTATCCGTATTTATTGTATATATCGTTTAATACAGCCCCCTCCAAAGATTTGGTATCTAGATAAACAAGATACTTCCACTCTTCGCGAGGAATTTCTTTTAAACCCTTAATTTTTTCCAACTTGTATCCATTGTATGCATGATTATACTTGATACCGCCCATTAAAGTTTCTAAAAGATCTCTATCAAATCTTAAAGGAAGTTGTGAACCCTTTTCCCTTTTATCGTTTTGATCCATCATTTTGCCATAGATGGAATGCAGTCTAATTAGAAAATTCTTACGATCCCTGGGAGTTAAAAGTATCATATCAATCCCAACTAAATTGCTTTTTGTCAGACTTATTTCTCTAGAATCCAAAAAAAGAACAGGACGGTGGTTGACATAGTCCCTTTCGTTTTTTAATTGGGAGTCATAAAAAAAGGTATAGATCTTTCCAGGAATTAGATATTTAAGGCTCTCAGATTGCTTGAGAACTGCATAGTTGTTCCTATAGTGTAAAAAGCTCTCCTCTGTTAGTTTAGCCGGAGATCCTGCATTTTGTATGGCCTCCGCAATCTCCTTTTTGAAGTCCATTATCTAAAAATAAAATTTTCATCGACTGCTCCGAATCTATATCCATTATGTTTAGCAAATCTAGTTGCTGCATCAAACTTTGCTCTGTTAACAATCCATGTTTCCATTTGCTGATTGTAACTTCTGATTTTCTTTTCCGTCATATTTCCTTCTATAACGGGCTTTTTTTCTAATTGATATTGGCTGGAAGGTTTGATTTCTATTAACCAGCCTTCTTCGCCGCCGTCAGTTTTTCTAACCTTTATATAATAATCTGGATGGTATGTGTGGGTCTTTTTATCGATCGGACTCCAATATTCAATACCAACTGGTTCAGATGACCATTTTAGTATATTGGGATTTTGATCACAATATTGACAAAATCTTCCTTCCCAAGAAGATCTGTAAATTATATTATGAATATCGCCAATATATTTCTCAGGATTTCTTGGTACGAATTTTCCTGATTTAAATCTACCACTAGGTCTTACTGATTTAATGTTAACCTTAGACATTATAATTTTGATTATCTTCTTTGGTTATCCTAGAAAATGGTATTGTTTTAATGGATCTAGTGGAGTGAATTTTTTTCCATCCCTTTTGCATTCCATTTTTGGCAATCTGAGAAATAAAAGCAAATGGGTTATCAGACTTAGCTGGATCGAATCTGTCCCAGTACTTAATCAAATCTTCTAAACCGAAAGCTATGCAATCTTCTTTGTCCTCTATATCTCTATAGGATTTTGTCTTAGAAAGACCATTAACAATAAGGGTAAACATTTTAACTGTTTCAGGGGTTAATCTCCCTTTGTCTTTAGATTCAAGCAGAGCTCTTTTTAAATCTTTGTTTTTTACATATTCCATTAGTTTTCGGTGAAGTTATTTTGGAGGGCTTCAATTTGTTTTTGAATGTCTTCCTCTAGTTGTGCAAGTCTATCAATAGAATCTTGTATAACCTTTAAACCTATTTTACTGTTGGATTCGCTACTTGTTTCTAATTCTTTTAGTTTTCCTATTGTTTTGTGCAGATCCTCACTAAAAAGTAAGAGTTCGTTACCTGTTTCATCAGGAACGAACTCTTCGTTATTGTTTTCTAGTATTGTTTTTACTTTTTTTTTGTCTTGGATTTTGCTTTAGGTGCTTTAGCAAGACCTGCTCTGTTTAGAGGCTCGTGATCTTTTTTACCATTCTTATTGTGGTTGCCTGGTGCTTCTGCTAATTCAGCGTCGTCTAGATTTTCTACGAATTTCTTAGGCTTTTCTGATTTTCCCTTAGGTGCTTTTTCTACGTGTTGGTTAGTTTGGGATTCAGCTAATTGATGATTATCTAAATTCTGAATAAATGTAGCACCATCCTTAGCCTTTCCACCAGGTGCTGTTGCTAAATTTTGTCCTTTAACTAGAGATTTTAAAAGACCTGTCCATTCTTTTCTTGATCCCTTAAATGGAAGTTTAGCTAGATTCATATCTCCAGAAACACCTACTGTTTCTTTAGCTTTTTTTCCGCCACCTAATTTTAAAGATCCTAGATTGTGCTTGCTTAGATCATCGATATCTTTTGCTGCTGCACCAGGATTTCCCTTAGGTAGAGTTGCTAGGTTGTGCTTGCTTAAATCGTCAACATTTTTTGAAGATCCTTTAGCTCCTTTAGAAGGTGCTTGTGCAAGGTTCATGTCTTGTTTTTCATTTGTTTCTCCGATTGCATCAATTTCGTTTGATACTTCTAAATTAACATCAGAAATTTCATCGTCTGTATCCATTACGTCACTGAAGAAGAATTCTCCGGTTTTTCCGTTTTCAAACATTACAGTGTAAGTTTTAGAATTTCCATTAACACCAACAACTTTACCCTTTTCACCACTTCTTTTTACTTTAATATCAGTGTTGATAGCGTATCCTTGATTTTCATTAACAGATACTTTTTTATGTCCTTTTTCAAATCTTTCAATTTCAACGGTGATTTGATTCCATTTAGATTTAAGAGTATTAGACTCGTTCTGAAGCATTGCTTGTGCTTCCTTAATTTCAGATGATTCTTGGATTAAAGGATTTTGTTTGATTGCAGTATTTATTTTTGAAAGTTCGCTTTCTACAATTTCTAAATTTTTCTTAATAGCATCTTTATCATTTCTCATGATTGCTAAAATTCTATCTTCTTTGCCTAAAACATCTGCCATAGATTCTGAAAGATCGAATCCTAAAAATTCTTTTACAATATTAACTGCTTGATTTCCGTTACCCTCGAAAAGATCATTTTTCTTCATAGCTGGGTTTACTTTATGCACATAAACTTTATTACCCATTTTGAAGACGTTTGCTTCTACTCCTTCATAAAGGTTAGAAACTATTTTTTTACCGAAATCAACTTCTGCTAAATAATCAACAGCTTCTACAACACCAACTGCTTTCTTAACAAGATCAGCAGATCCGTTGAAAGTGTTTCTTAATTCCATTGAAAGAACAAATCCTAATTGATCTTGAGATATTCTTCTTCCATTTAAATAAACTGATTTAGTTTCTGTTTCATTTTCTAAAACAACTGAAATTTTATTTTTACCGATATAAAGATCTGCTCCACTTTCGTTTACCTTCACGTTAGAATCTGTAAGATTGATAACAGCGCTTAAAAATTTGCTAGGAAGTTTTGAAGCCTCTGCTCTTTCTAAGATAGAGATTCTTCCGTTGTGTGATTTAAAAAATCTATTAGATGTTACAAAAACAGAATAATTCTCAGACACTAATGTTGGAGCTATAATTGAATTTACTGTGCAATTATTGGAGTTAACTTTAACCTCAAACTTATTAGGGGATTTAGCTTCGATTGCAGCTAGATTTTCAAATAAATTTCTTACGATTGGATTGAAAGCCCATTGCTTCAAATCTTTGATTAGAGCTTCAGAAACTTTATTTTCTGAATTAACCCAATTTTTCATAGATTCAACCACAGAAGAGAAAAGATCTCTACCTCCTGATCTATTGATTTCTTCCATTGCTTTTACAACCGCAATTTCTCTTCTTTTAGATTCGTATGTTTTCTTCAGGTTTGCTAAGGCTGATTTAGCATTAACTTCCCAAGAAAGACTATCTAATTCTTGGATCATAGATTCCAATAGAAAAGCTTCAGAAATCCCTTTTACTGATACTGCATTAATATATTTGTCAGTTAAGATCTTACCTTCGGAAAGTTCTGCAAAAGCTGTATTTCTAAGTGCCATTGCAGTCTCTAAAACACCTAGAGAAAAAGAAGGTTTAGCAACCTTGCTATCTTCCTTAGAAGCTTGCTCGATTTCTTTAGCTACGCCATCTACGTAAGATCCAGCAGCAGAAGCTTTACTTGCTCCTCCCCAACTTTCATTTAACATATTAGCAGCGGCCTTTGCTTTTTCCATTTTAATCTGAGCCAGATTAGTGTCAAAGTTATTGTTCTCCATTTTTGTGGACTTTTATTTTATTCTATATATCTATCTTTTCAAAGGTTTCTTATACAGCCCTTTGTATTCCCCACTTAGAAAAGAGGTAATCGTGGGTTCTTCTTCTTTCAGCATCACTAATAGCTTTGGTATAGATTAGCACCTCTAATAAATATCCATTTAAATCCTCAGTGTTTGCTGAATTTTCCCCCATAGCGATTATCGAGTTATCAGAACTTGTAGTTGTACCAACGTTAGCTGTAAAATTTAATGTCCTTTGTAACCCGTCTTGATAGTATTTTAACCTTTCGGAGTTTCCTGATAATGTGCCATTAAAAACTAGCGTGTGTATATGTGCTGATGTGTTGACCGTTACTCCTGTTGTATTTCCCAATCCGCCACCCATACCCACTTGCCAGTTACTTGAGGATACTCTTACCAGAGTGTCGTTCCTAGATCCGGGAGCAGATAAAGCCGAGCAGGATTGCATAAAAATCTGATCTGATGTGGTGATTAATTTGCTAACAAGAATCAGAGAGCATCCGGACAAGCTTTGTAAATTGGTTATAGGATTAACTGTGAACAGGTCGTTTGTCCCATCAAAATATAAAGCTGATTTAGTGTTTTGTATGTTAGTATTGTATTTAGGTCTTTTACCTCCAGTGGAGTTAGCGGGCTTCACATCAGTTCCTATCGATTTATCATTCCATGCTGAAACATCATCTCCGTTTGCTAATGTTCCGGATCCTGCTTTAGTAATTGTTGATGCATCTGATCCGTCAAACCAAATCTCCAAATAAGGATCATTGAAATTTGGTGGAAAAAATTGTAAATATGAATAAGGTTGTACCCACATAATTTATTAAGCGTAATCTTGTGTATAAGTTCCATAGAAGGTACTTGCATCAGGTGTTACAAAAGTATAGATGTCATACCTACTAAGGGTTTGTGTCATTATTGGGGATACCCCAGTTGGCCATTTAGCTCCTGTAAATGTTACAGTATATGCGGTAGTACCATTCTGTCTAACTATAATCACATACGTTCCGCCTGAAAGAGCGTTCGAAAACGTAAACGTTGTTGCTGCATTTAACGTGAATGTTTGAATATTACCGTTAGCAAAATTGATAGTTGTGCTAGATGTTGTATTACCCCCATTATAAGGTGTTATTGCAACTTGCCCAGAGTATGGTGTGGACCAGCTACTTCCCGACGATCCAGAGGTACCTGTTGATCCAGAAGATCCTGTTGATCCCGAACTGCCTGAAGTACCAGATTGTCCAGAGGATCCAGACGTACCAGTAGATCCAGAAGATCCTGTTGATCCAGAGGACCCTGTTGATCCTGAACTGCCTGAAGTACCCGATTGCCCTGAAGTACCATCTTGACCAGAAGTACCCGAGGTTCCTGGCGTACCTAGAGAACTTGTTCCTGAAGTACCATCTTGACCAGAAGTACCCGAGGTTCCTGGCGTACCTAGAGAACTTGTTCCTGAAGTACCATCTTGACCAGAAGTACCAGAGGTTCCTGGCGTGCCTAGAGAACTTGTTCCTGAAGTACCAGAAGTTCCTGAAGATCCAGATTCGCCAGAAGTTCCTGAAGATCCAGATTCACCAGAAGATCCTGATTCTCCAGAAGTTCCTGAAGATCCAGATTCGCCAGAAGTACCTGAAGATCCAGATTCACCAGAAGATCCTGATTCTCCAGAAGTTCCTGAAGATCCAGATTCACCAGAAGATCCTGATTCTCCAGAAGTTCCTGAAGATCCAGATTCACCAGAAGATCCTGATTCTCCAGAAGTTCCTGAAGATCCAGATTCGCCAGAAGTACCTGAAGATCCAGATTCACCAGAAGATCCCGAAGAACCAGAAGATCCTGATTCTCCAGAAGTACCAGAGTTCCCGTCTATCACAATAATGTCCCAATTCGACATATCTAAATCAGGACTAGGAGATCCAATAGGAATATTAGAGGATGTACTAATATAGACTATTCCTTCATGCTTAACAGCATCGTCTTTAATATAAGGAAAAACACTTAGATTGGATCCATTTCCAACCCATGTTCCTTTCCATGTCATAGTATTAGCCATCTATTAATTTTTTATTTTATATATCAGCCAATTTAGAACGAATTTAAACATCGATAACATCTATTTATTTGATATAAAATGCTACTGAATTGATCCCAAGACTCTGTGAGTTTGTATTAGCTGCCACATCTTTAAGTCCATAATAATCACTGCTAGTTCTGTTCATCCAGGACCCAGTGCCCTGTGCATTTCCGCTTCTTCCTGTCGAGTTTAGATCAGTTGAGGGTCCACAAACTGTCCAATACATGCTAGTTCCGTTGTTATACATCCAATCACCTGGTGCATTTACACTCAACGATGTGGACATGAAGGTATGTCCCTTCACTCCTGTCCATGTACCAGCCATTGGTGTATTATTCACAAATGCTGCAAAGTTAGTCAAATCTGTAGTGAGATTTAAATTGTTAGGATTTGTGTATACAACCTTGTTTGCTATTGTCATATTTGCCAATAAAGGAACTTGAGAAGTAGTATTTGTCGCCATTTTCATTACGGAAGTACATTGGCTTGTCCCGTTATGAAACCAAAGGTCCATGGTTTTTGCTGAAAGCCTATTTAGGGTTCCTTCTCCATTTACCCAAGCATTTGGATAAAGCATACCTAAAGATCCAGTAGTACTTGCCGTCGGATTATAGCTTATGAGCATCCAACCACCACCCTGATCCGTCATGTTACAGTAAACTTGTCTAGGCGATGCCATTGTGGATGTTTGTATGTAATACCAGCCCGATATTGTTTGTCCAGAATTTAAAATATCTTGTGCAGATGTTCCAGGATTTGTTAAGGTACCTTTAGTGGATTTGATAATAACAATTCCAGATCCTCCGTTTCCGCCACCCCCAGAGTTGCTGCTTGTTGCACTTCCTCCACCTCCCCCGTTACCTATATTTGCAGTTCCTGCCGATCCATCGTTATTATTAACATTAGCGCTACCACCATTTCCACCAGCACCGTATGTTACCGACGATCCGGATAGTGAAGAAGATATCCCAGCTCCGCCTACCCCTGGTGTAGATGCATTTGTTCTGGTAGTTCCCGCTCCTCCCGCGCCACCCCCGCCACCACCAGCGTTTCCCCCGCCGCCTCCATTACCACCGGTTGGAGCTGTAGTGTTACTCACTTGAGATGCTCCCCCGAGTCCGGCTCCAGATCCAGCTGGGCCTGGATTATTAGTTCTACTACCTCCCCCATATCCTCCACCTAAAGCTGTTATAGAAGCAAACACTGAATCTCCCCCCGATGTTCCGTTATTATTTGTCCTGCTATCAATCCCACCTGCTCCGCCGTCCCCGACAGTTACTGTGTAAGATTGTCCAGGGGTAACAGAGAGGGTACCAGTTAGAACCATACCACCTCCACCACCAGCACCTCCACCAGCATCATATCCGTTACCGCCCCCGCCACCTCCACCAACTACAAGATATTCTATCAATGTAACACCAGATGGAGCAGTCCACGATGTTGTACCGACTGTAGTGAAGGTCTGTCCAGTAAAGGGAGCTACCACTGATTGACTCAAAAGTGAAACTGGAAATGTTATCATGTATTAAGTAAAGTTTTGTAGGTATGATCCAAAATATTTGCTATCAACAAATACGAAAGTATACACATCATACTTATTTGCTGTGGATGTCATTGTCGGAGATGATGTCCAAGCAACTGATGCTGGCCAAGTTATTGTGTATCCGCCTGCTGCTGCTTGTTTGACTACTAAAATATAAGTAGATCCAGCATTTCCGTTACTGAATGTGAAAGTTGTACTACTTGTTAATGTGTGAAATTGAACGTTACCATTATTCCAATTTATTGTTGATGATGATGATGTATAAGAAGTTATCCACGCCTGTCCGGTTATTTGCAAATTTCCACTATATGGACTAGCAAAAGATGTTCCTGAAGTACCCGTTGATCCAGAAGATCCAGTTGATCCAGAACTTCCTGATGTTCCTGTTGTTCCGGATGTACCAGAAGTACCAGAGGTACCTGATGATCCACTAGTTCCAGACGTTCCGGAAGATCCTGATGTACCTGTAGATCCAGAAGATCCAGAACTTCCCGATGTTCCTGAAGTTCCACTTTGACCCGATGTTCCAGACGTTCCGTTTTGACCAGAAGTACCAGAAGAACCATTTTGACCTGATGTTCCCGACGTTCCACTTTGACCAGATGTTCCTGATGATCCATCAGATGCCATAGTATCCCAATCCCCGCTTATATCAGGAGCTACCGATCCTATGGTTATCGTATTTGCTATTGCAATATAACTTCTGCCTTGATAATAAACAACATCATTTAACCCATAAGGGGTAGTACTTAAACCCCCACTTTCTGTCCATCCTCCTAACCAATTGAAAACATCCCCAGATTCACCTGAAGTACCCGAAGTACCTGTTTGACCAGAGGTGCCAGAAGTACCGGATTCCCCAGCAGTTCCAGCAGGTCCAGTAGCTCCAGTGATACCGGGATTGGAAATAATTCCCCATCTTACAGGATCATCCGGTGGAGCACTTCCAGAATTACCGTCCCCTATTTTAATGTATGATCCGCCTCCATATGAAACAATATCTTGCCCACCAACATAAGTTGCTGGTATTTCTTGCCATGCCCCCTGCCACACAAACCCAGGTCCTGAAGTACCAGAAGTACCAGAAGCACCAGTTTCACCAGAAGTACCAGAAGTACCAGAAGCACCAGTTTCACCAGAAGTACCAGAAGTACCAGAAGTACCAGAAGCTCCAGTTTCACCAGATGTTCCAGAAGTACCAGAAGCACCAGAAGCACCAGTTTCACCAGAAGTACCAGAAGTACCAGAAGCTCCAGTTTCACCAGATGTTCCTGAAGTACCGGATTCACCAGAGGTTCCGGAAGATCCAGAAGTACCAGTTTCACCTGATGTTCCCGAAGATCCAGAAGATCCAGAAGATCCAGAAGCTCCGGAGGTTGTCCACCCAACTTTACCTGTAAACCCCCCGCTAGTACCTTGATTCCAAACCAAAAATTTATCAGTGGAATTGTCCTGTTCTAAATATTGAAAATACGTCCCGTCGTCTGATATCAAAGCCTGTTGTATGTGTAATCCTTGAGAATCGATATGAGCTATATTGCTATCTCCTACAACAAATTGGTGTTGATAGTCGTGTGGAACCCTATTTTCTATAATTCCATCATATGGCTGTCCGGGAACTGGCCCTCTAACAACTATACCTGCAGTTCCTGAAGTTCCGTCATCATGATAAACTATTCTATAAACAGGATTTTCTCCTGTGCTATATTCTTGAGAATCTATTGATAATGTGCGTCCATCAAATGTAAAATTAGAATCTCCTTTTAATATATGCGGGCTATCTTCTGTAAATAAAACTATTTGATGTGGTCCTCCAGATTCAAAAATCTCTCCAATGTTTGCATTAGATCCTGATGTTCCTGAAGTTCCATTTATTCCGATTCCACTTGTACCTGATTCCCCTGGATCTCCTGTTAATGATATTTGCCATGTGCTAAAACTTCCAGATCCTTCGAATTTTATTGGGGTAAAAACTAATCCTCCTGTAGTCTTATCATAGCTAACTACTCTTCCTATGATATAATTATTCTCATCATGAACTATTTGAATAAAATCATATTGTTCAAATGCTAAATTAGGATCGGTTGTTAATGTGATATTAGAATAAGGCATCTTTATGTAGGTATTGTTATTAGAGTTCCACTTGTTCCAAAGTAATCTGCAGGCAATGGTGTATTTCCTGATGTTCCTGAAGTACCAGAAGTGCTAGAATATCCGGATGTTCCACTAGTTCCTGTTCCTGCAGAACCATATGCACCGCCGGATGCGATTAATACTTTTACTGTTACTTGATAAGCATGCGGATTGTGAAGAACGATTCCTCCCTGTTCATATAATGGGCTGGTATTAGTTTCTTTTGGCTTGGCTGCTATTCCCATTCCTGCTGAATTTCCGGGCTGTCCTGTCCAGATATTTATTTCTCCGATTGGATATGTTTTTCCTTCGTAAATTAGATTAATATATTTGTCGCTATCTTTGGTAAAAGATGATGAATATTCAACTTTTGCCATGAAAAATTTAATCTCTCCGAAGGAATTAGTAAGTCCTGCATCGTCTAATAAAAAAGCACTTCCACCATTAAGGGTTAAACTCTGAGAAAAGAAATCGTCTATGTCCAGTGAAAAATCGCAAAGATTGAATGAATTCAGAATAGAAGAATCCTTTGTAACAACAAAAGTGCAGCGATCGAAATGTCCTCCTTCGATTAAGGTATTTGCTAAGTCTGCTTTACATATCAAGGGTTTTGTTGCCATTAATTAATTACTAATATTTCTAATTCCACTTCTTTCAGTGTTGTGTTTCTGAAAACAATTCCACCCAGTAATAAATCTGGAGATGTTGGTTGCGGACTTAAAACTGGTGAAAATAGTGGATCTACTACTGGTGAAGTAATTCCCGGAGAAACTGTATCCCCCACAACATTATATGGTTCTAAATCCCATCCATGATGTTTAATATGATCTAATGTCTTTCCGCTCAAAAACAAAATATTTTTTAAAGGAAATAGGTTTCCTTTATATTCCCAATAAATTAATTTTTCAGAATCGAGAAGTGATTTATCATATTTGACCTTGACTATGATTAAAGAAACTTCTCCCTGATCCTGAGCGATATTACCTCCATAAAGATTGTATGAACTTTCCCCTTGGATGTATATGCGTTTTTTAAAATTTCCGCCATTAATAGACGCCGGATGAAAAACCCCAGACATGTCAGTCGAATATAACACTTGCGATCCCATTATTATTTTCATAAAGGAACCTTCAAAAACAATTTTCTTTTGTTTTTCTGGATTACAGTCTATGTATTTAACATATCTAGAGTCGGTTGAAAGTATATTTGGCATCTTATCTTTTATAATCTTGTTGGATCCCCTTTAGTAATCAATAGTTCTGGTGGAACATTTTTGGGATCAGCTTCTTTAAGACTTTTTGGTTTTTTCTTATAAACGTTTCCTAGTTTATAGCCACCAAATTCTCCTTCATCTTTATCTTCTTCTGAATCCCCTTCCGAATCTTCTTCGGGGTATTCTTCTAAATCTCCTAAATCATCTTCAGAACCTTCTTTCTGAATTTCTGATTCTATAATTATGTCTTTGATTTCTTCCTCCTGATTATCATTTACAATTTCTTCATCAGCAATAGATTTCTCAGATTCTTCTAAAATTTCGATAGGAGAAGTGATATCTTCCTCTGGTAGGGTTTCGTCTTCTTTAACATCAAGAACTGGTGTAACCCCAATAATGAAATCCTTAGGAGAATCCTGTTTTGTCTCCTCTTCAATAACATCTTCAATTACTTCTTTCTCTACTATTGGATCTGGAATTTTAAAAACAATGTCTAATCCTTCAGGCTCTTGTTTTTTGAAAATATTTTTGATTTTTGACACAATGGAAAAATTCTCATTTTCACCTTCTTGGGGATCTTCTTTTTCTTTATCTTCTTTCTTCTCCTCTTTTTGATTTTCTTCCTGAACCTTACTAAAAATAAAATTAGCAGCAATTACAAGAGCAATTGCTAAAGGATCAAAAACTAGCATTAGCGCTATTATAAACCAGTTTACAACCTGATCTAGGGTTTTACCCGTTAGCTTAGCAATATATTTTAAAGGACCAACCTCGGCAGCTAAATCCTTGTTAGTAGAAAGGTTTAAGATCTCTGTGTCCAAATCCCCGATTTGCTGTGTTTTTGAGGCAATTGTATCTTGCAAAACCTTGATGTCCTGATCTAATACTGAGCTTTCCTTACTCAGCTGATTCATTTGAGATCTAACGGAAGAAACCGATTTGTTCTGAGAAATTAGGTTATCTGCATTTGATTGCTGTCTGTTTCTCATGTCAGACAGGGTGTTTTGTCTATTACTTTTTAGATCTAATTGTTTTTCTGCTTGATCCAATTGTCTTTGAATCATTTCTTTCTTTTTAACAATTACAGCAGTATTTTTATCAACGTTTTCTACCTTATTTGCTGTTTCCTGATATGCGGAAGACAAAAATCCATAAATACCAGCTGAAGTGATAACGATTAGGACAAAACAGGCAATTGTTAGATATACTCTAAGTACCTTGTTAACATCGTCCCAGAATCTATATAAGAATGAGGCAATAACTAATTTTGCAAATTCTAAACTAGCCGCCATTACCATTACGTTAGTGGAAGCCCCAGCAAACATCTTTCCTATTCCAAAAATAGAATAGAAAGCAGCAGAAAATGAAATACTCACGGCTGACAATGCAACCAAGTAAGGGAAAAGTTTGTTGTTTTTCATTTTTCTATTTTTACTTTATTTTGTATATATCCACAAAAAAAGGCCCGCTTAATTAAGCGAGCCATTATATATGTACAAAACCGGCAAAAACGTCCTAGACAGCTTCTATGCCTTGTTGGGCAGCTGCTAAATCTTTTCTTAGATCGTCCAATTCTTTATTGTCTTGACTAATGTTATTCAAGGATTGCTCAAATGATTTAAAGATTTTAATAAAATCCTTAGCTAGTTCTTCGCCCTTACCTGTGAATTTATTTAAAAAATAGTGGGTTGCCTCAATTTCCAAAGCATTCATAAAAACTACATCGCTTTTAATCCCCTCTTTTTGTATTTCCTCAATTTTTTTGGTAATTTCTAAAATACCTAATGCCTCTTTACCTCTCCACTCAATGCCTTGAATTACATCAGAGTAAACGCCTAAATCCTTAGCTGACATTGACACCCCGTATGATTTCCCGGAAAGCTCTGCAGCTTTTTCCGATACTTTCTTCTGAAGATTAGCAACTTTAGCTTCGTCTACTGTTACTTCATTTAATTTTTCTGCCATATTTTAATTTTATATTGAATTTTAGATCGAAAAGGGTTTAAGTTTCATTTATATGCCATGGATTTCACGGAATTGACCTAATAGATCTAAAAATTTTCTGAGGTAGGTCTTGAATTCTTCCTTAGTAACCGTGAATCTTTGAATCTCTGAACCTTTTTCATTCGAGATCCAAATTTCACCCCTATCTGGGATTACCCCATATCTTTCAGCATAAGCAAACATGTAAGCAGATATTTGACATTTGTATGAAAGGATATCATCTTCGTCCTTAGGAGAACTTGCGGACTTAAAATCTATAATGACATGATTTCCTGAAAAATCCTCAAAGATAAAATCCGTTGCTCCTGCCCATCCACCTCTAAAATCCGTCCAAAGAAAAAGCTCATTATGTAAAACACATTTGATGTCCTTCCAAAATTCTTCATGATAAAAATTCCAGAAAAGATCCCTTCCCTTTTTTATCAGATCCAGTTTTCCTGGATTCTTATCCTCCTCCTCTTTAGCGATTTTTTGAGCAACCTCTAGACTGTTATCAACTGATCTTGAATCTGCATATTCTAAAAGGAAGTGTTCCAGCATACTGTGCATAACAGTTCCTCTAAAAGATGCTTTATCTAATATCTGCTGCCACTTTTCTTCGCCGAACTTTTCTCTTAAGTGTTTGAATTTAGGCTCCGTAATGAGCTTTAAAACAGTTGTAACGGAAGGTAAAACTAATTTTGTCTGATGTTCTCTAATAACCTCGTAAGCTCTTCCCCAAGGATAGCTTTTTCTCTCTATATTTGTATTTTCCAAATTTATGTGTGTGATATTATCCAGTGATAGACTGTAGAGAACCACTGTGTTTTATTTTCTATATAAAAAACTAAAGTCCAAAAAATTGTTCTGGAAAAAACCCACCACCAGCTTAAGCTTCTTAGATAAGGATAATAGATTAATAAGTAGGAAGTAGTTTCTGGAATTTCTTTATATTCCGGAATAATTATTTCATGTAGATTTAGAGACGTAAGATATTCATTTATGCTCTTGCTTTGCTCGATTAGATAAGCTGGCCATAACTCTCTTGGAAGATCTGGAGACATGGTTACCTCTGGAGGTAAGTTAACAACCGTATAAATTCTGCCTATCCAGTCTACTCTTAAATTATTCTTAGACCAAATTGGAGAGTTCATGCTTTCTCTCTTTACTATTCTTCTTAAATAAAAATAGTTTCTGATATCTTTGATGACACCAAAGATTTTGAAAATGCTAGATAAAAAGTATTTCATATTAATCGATGAAGTTTAATTTAATTCCTGGAAACATTTCCCTTATTTTAATGCGGGCTCTTCTGATTCTAGTTGCAACCGCTCTTTTTTTCATACTATATTTATCAGCGATATCCTGATACTTCATCTTGTGAAGTTCTCGATCGATTAAAATATCTTTATAGATAGAGGGAAGATTTTTCATTTTTTCCACAACTTCTTCGTAAAGATCATCGAATCCACCTTCCGAGTTTTTCAATTCCCAATCAGGTTCACTGAATATATCTTCCGGTGTAATATCCGAAAGGGGAATAAATTCATCATGATCCTTCCCGTCTAATTCGATGGATTCGTAAACAAGAGGTGTAAATTTTTTAGAGTTCTTCTTTATTAAAAGAGATTCGTTTCTTGCTATATTATAAGCCCATGTTGAAAAATTTCCCCTTGCAGGATCATACTGAGCAACCTTTACCCAGATCTTTTCAAATGTTTTCGAAACAGCATCCTGAGCAACCTCTTCATCAATTAGAATTGATTTACAGTGGTTCAAAAGTCCAGGCTTAATCCTATCATACAAAGACTTAAAATCTTTTTCCTGAGTGGTCTGTAAAAATTTTTCTGCTAGTTCTTGGATGCTTTTTGCCATTTCGTAATAGGTTTTGGGTTATAAGTGAATATAAATAATTTCAATCCCTGCTTGGTTGAGCAAATCTAAAGATGAGGTATCTCTGTAAAATTCAGAAAATACCATTCTTTTGATTCCGGATTGAATTATAAGTTTAGCACAATCGTAACACGGAGATAACGTAACATACATCGTACTCTCGAAAGCACTTACAGTATTCTTTGCTAATTTTGTTATAGCATTTGCCTCTGCGTGCAGAACATAATCTAAAGTGTTGTTGTTACAATCTTCACATTCATTAGGAAATCCGGTAGGAGTTCCATTGTAGCCATCGGAAATAATTGTTTTATTCTTGACAACCAAACATCCTACTTGACTTCTTTTGCATTTAGAATTTGTTGCCCATTCTTTAGACATTCTTAAATATACAACATCTAATTTGAATTGCTTCTTGTCTGGACAATTATCTAAAGAGTGTTCTGTGTAGATTTTATTATTCTCCAATTTCTTCTACTTTTAAGTTTCCTTTAAATTGATCTATTAACGGATACACTGAATAAGCAGGAAACTTACCTAGAAGAGAAACTACCTGATTTATTTCAGTTTCTGAAAATGTTTCCTTCTCCTCTAAAAGTCTGATAACTTCTATGCTAGAATCAAACGGATTCATAAGATAATCCACTATGGATTTCTTAAATTCCTCATTAAGACTGTATAATTTTTCTTTTTCCGACATATCTTTATGTATTACTACACAAATATACGAGGAAAGTTTCGAAAGAAAAAATGTAATTAATGAAACTTGTGAGCTCCGTCCGTTGTGATCAATGGACCCTGTAAAGTTCTGAGGATGTCTTTCATTACTTTAAGTAATTCAGCATTGGTTTTATCCTCCTCTTTTTTAGTCTCTTCAGCAGCTTTTGTTTCGTCCTTTTTTTCTTCTGTGGCAGGGGGAGGTGGGGGAGCTTGAGTGGTCTCTCCTGCTGTATTTTCCTGTGCAGGAGCTGGAGGATTCTCCTGGGGAGCTGGCGGGGGAGGGGGAGTAGCCGCTGGTGCTGGAGTAGCCATTTTAGCTGGCTCCGATACCTTAGTTGCTGGGGCTGGTTCCTGTGTTTTAACAGTTTCCTGCGCCGTTTCTTTTATTGCATTGGTAGCTGATTCTGGGGTTCTTCCTGTTATCTCACTTCTAAGTCCCTTAGTTATTTGATCAGCCCCAGAACCCCCAAAAACCTCTTGCATATCAGACTCGCTAAAACCCAGAGCTTTACCAAACTCAGATAACATCGGATTGTCTGCAAAATTCATAGATCCTCCGGTATCAGTGCTTCCTGTTTCAGTAACAGGGGCTTGTGCTGTTTCTGTTACAGTGGGTCCTGTTTCTGCGATAGCTTGTACTGGCGGAGAAGTGGTCTCTACCTCCTTTTCCAGCCCTAAATTTGTTTCGCTTATTTGTTCTGGTTTAGGCTCCTGATTTACCACCGGAGCTAGAGGGGTTTCTTGCTTTAGATTTTGTGTATCTGCAGCGGCAGCAGGAGCTGGGGTGACTGGCACAACTGGGGTTTCAATCGATTTAACCTCGGCAGGTTTTTCTTCGGTTTTTGTTTTATCTGTAGCTATTTTTGCGCCAGTCTTACTGGTCATTAAAGAAGTTGCTAAATCATCTTCTTGCTGAGCCTTCTTTAGTCTCTCCTGGTATTCAGCCTCTTTGACAACATTTGCATCTGTTGACTGTACGGTAATTTTAGATAAAGCACGATCTGCATTTTCCAAATATAATTGATCTCGAGCTTCATCATCTCTTTTTAAACCCAATTCCTTAACAAATTTAATTATTGTGGAATCAAGTAATGCCCCTATATCATCTGGATTTAACTTTTTAAGGGATGTGTTCTTGAAGGGATCTTCTGCACCCTCTTCCCCCGATTGAATAGCATCATTTAATTCCTCCAGCCCTTGCTTCACAGTAACAAAGGACATCTTAGTGGAATCTTTTAATGCTTTAACAGAATCAGATCTTTCAAAACTTCCAAAGGTATCAATTCCCTTTTCTAATAATTGATCTGGCGTATAGTTTTTTAGCTCTTTAACAAAATGGGTAGCTCCGAAAATTACCCTTTCAGCAGCTCTGTCTATAAATCCTTGATCCTTTGTTTTTCCTGGTTCATCAACAAAGTTAATCATCCCAAAGGGCTGAAACACACCCTGCTGTGCATATCTTTTTGCTATATCGAAAGCAGGAGCAGGAATCTCGGCAACCTCAGTCCTATCTTTTCTTAGTTCCTCGACCCTTTGATTGTAGTATTCTACTTTTTTAGTGCCGGTACTTAAATCTGGATTTTTTTCTTCTGCCAATTCTGGAGCTTATTTGCTCTATATATTGATAAAACTATCTCTTCCCTAAATTAAATATAGGAACTAATCCTTCTTTCTCCTGGAGAGCCTTTTGATTCTTCTCCTCTATTTCAGTATTAATCTTATTTAAAATAATCTGAAATTCAAAATAAGGTAGCTTTTCTAGCTCAGAAAATGAAATACCATGGTCTCTAGCAAACTTATACTTTATATCAAAGTAGTTGTCCAAAGATATCTGAAACAATGAAAAGGGATCGGATTCCTCCGCGAAATCGAATAGGGGCGGTGACCTCAGCACCGCATTTGCTACATTTAACCTCCAATGAATTTTTGGTAGCAAAAGTTATTTGATCTGACGCTGAATCCGCTAAAACGAATTGTGTATAAGTCCATCCTTTAGAGATGTTTTCATATTCATTATAGGTTTTCTCGTCAAGTTCTCTCCAATTAGGAATTAAGAACGAAGAAACCTTAGCAAAGGTTTCGTCATATTTTTTACCCTTATCTGATTTTTCTTTTAGGATCTTTCTAATTTTAGTTGATACTCCGATGGTAGGAATAAAGAGCTGAATAGGAGGTTCTCCGTTTTTAGGAATTAAATTAAAACACCCATTGTCTTTATCGTAATACTTTTTGATCTTTTGATCTAATTTAAATGAAGAAAGAACCCCTGATGTAAGCTCTATATCATTTGGAATTGGACATCCTTCCTTGTTACAATTATTTTTAACCGGGATAAAAATTCTATTCTCCCCCTTAACAAATGTTAGATCTCTGATTGACATGAAGATATAAAATCGATCCTCCTGATAAAGATCAAAATGACTTAGCGTTCCACCCGTCCATTTAATATTAGAGCATTTAGAAATGATGTGATTTATTTTATCATCGATATCAATAGGATCGTTTTCGTCTATGGTTGAAAAGTGTCTAATTTCCCCTACCTCTGCCGATCGGATGGAAAGTTCCATGCCTTCAGGATACCCAAAACCTTCGGATGGAAGATTTGCGATAGGTAATTTTTTCCACGGGGAATTCATCCCAGAGATATCAAGCATTTCTTCAACAAAGGATGCTTTTCCTAATGATTTTGGAGCTTCTTCCTGAATAGGCGGTGCATCGTAATCTAATCCGCTTTCCATTTCTCTTTTAGCGAGCTGGTCTAATGCCTGTTGATCTAAATTTTGATCCATAAATCTTTTTTATTTTATCTATCCTCTCTTTTAGTAGGGAAGATAAAATAAGATTCAAAAATACTACTTAGATTTATTTAAGTATCTCGTAAGTAAGATATAAGACAACCAAAAACAGCCGGAAATGGAGTAAAAGACTGCATCTGCAACCCAGTATGAACCACTCAGATCCATGATTAACTTGAAGAGGGCGTCGTACCCAAAGGGGAGAAAGAACATTGCTAACATTAGCGAGGTATCTTTGTATAATACCAGTCTGTCCTCTTTGTTTTTTAGTTTTTTCAGTTTGTTCGTCACCGTCGTCCATATTAGGGTTTGGTTTCCTTTTAAAAGAAATGAATCAAATAAAAAGGCTTATCGGTAGGATAAGCCTTTTATATATTCTTTTTGGTGAATTATTAATTAAATACGTCCTCGAAATAGTCCGCTCTAAATCTAGCGGTGATTGTGTAAGGTGTATTTCCTCCTCCTTCATATGTTAAAGGAAGTGGAGTAAGGTTATCAGTAGGAAAGCAATTCAAGAATTTCATTCTTCTGAAAACGTCCCCTTGTTTATTGAAGATGCTAACTAAGATATAAGTTCCTCCTGCATAAGTAGATTTAAGACCCATAGCACCTGTTAGAGGGTTGTAAACTAAATCTGCCCATTGTCTAAGCGTTTTGTGAACATAGTTAGAGTTATTATCATCTAAGTTAGTTTGGAACGTAATACTTAGCTTAGCCCCCGTATCATCAACCGCTCCGCCTGCATATCTTCTGTTTGCGAATTTATATGTTTGTGTTACTGGTGTAGGGGTTTTATCTACTTCTAAACCTGTTATCTGAGTGATGTTTTCCACTAAAAGGGTTCTACCAGCATTTCCAATGGGGTTAGAAACTCCCACTGGAGGTTGTATAATAACCTCAAATTGGTTTAAATAAACTGGTTCGTATAAGCTTACTGCTGCTTTAGAACTTGTAAAATGTGGTAATCCTGCCATTTCTTTAATTTTTTATAGGAATACATCGTCAAAATAATCAACTGCCCATTGAACTCTTAAAGAGTAAATTTCAGTTCCTGTGTATCTAAGATCCATCGCATTTATCGGTGCCATAATAAAGCAATCTCTACAAGTAATTCTTCTAAAAACGTCTCCTGCTTTATTGAAAACACTAATAACTATCGTTCCTGTATAATCCTTCTTTAATCCTAGTGCCCCAGTTAAAGGGTTATAGATTAGATCAGCCCATTGTCTCATGGTTTTGTAAACATACATGGAATTGTTGTCATCCAAGTTTACCTCGAAATTAATGCCCAAATCGAAGCCTGTTCTTTGTGGTCTTGATCCTGCATAATATCTCTTAGCATTCTTATACATTTGAGCTGTTTCTCCTGCCGCTATATCTACTCCGAGACCTTCAATGCTTTTTACATGCTCAAGGAGAATATTTCCGTTATTCGGATTTCCCTGAGGAACTGAAATAGCTGTTGGTGTGGTGATTAAAACCTCAAACTGGTTAGTGTAAACCGGTTCGAATTTATTAACCGCCGCTTTCGCTGATGTATAATGTGGTAATCCTGCCATTTTTTATTTTATATATTTAGCTTTTTCGTTTTTAATCAAATTAGCTAAACTGTATGAATCCTCCTGAAGCAATACCGCCGGTTCTAGCAACTGTTACTCTGTTGATGAACTTATGGATACCTCTTGCTGGCTCGATGATGATATCGATGATACCGATATTTTGATCAATGATAGCAGGAGTATTGTTTGAAGAATCCATGATACTTAAGAAGTTGTAAATACCTCCAACGTTCTTAACACCAGATAAGTAATTATCTACAATTGTTTTAATTTCAAGTCTTACTGAATCTTCGTTGAAATCGAAAACATAATTTGCTAAGATATCTTCAACGCTTTCTTCAAGAGTGATAAGTAAGTCTCTAACGTGCAAGTTGTTAAATGCAGAGTTAGTTCTTTGATATCCTGTTTGGTTACCGAAGATTACCAATCCTATATTTCTCTTTCTAATAATCGGGTTAATTCCGAAAGGCTCTAAGTAATCTCTATCTTCTTGAGAGAAATCATACTCTAAACCTACTAGGTTTGAACCTGATAATACCCCTCTTTTTTGTCCAGCCACGATTGAATAAGGTTCGCCTGTAACAAATTTTCTAATAAAGTTGTTACTTACGTGTGCTGCTGGAGGTATATTGAAATTCTTTCCATTTTCTCTAATTGTTAAGAAAGGTCCGAATACCCCGCAGAATTTAGCTCCATTATCTTCGTCAGGTAATGTAAATCTGAAAGAAGGATTTAAATCTAAGTTACCTCCGTCTGCAATGTATTTAGCATTGATCAAAGGTGCTGGTTCTGTTGCAGAAGGTGCATCTGTAAATCTTGGATCTATAGATTCCTTGAACTTCTGTAAAGAAGGAGCATTTATTAATGCAAGACATTTTTGTCTATTCTTAGCAAGTAATGCTAATTGAGATTTAGAATTTGTCTTGATCTGTCCGTCAAATGTGTCCACCACATATCTGAAGGTGATAATATTTCTGTCAGCTAAAGTTCTAGAAATGTTAGTTTCAGAAAGAACGTTTAGGATTTCATCTATTCTATCATCAGATCCATTAGGCTTATGTGAAGCTTTAATCTGGAATCCTGGAAGATATGTAAATTTGTAATTATCTATGAAAGAGTGAATTGCTTTGAATTTATTAACTCTTGTTCCTCCATAAACTTTAATAGGTCTATCAGTTTTTACATAGATCGTGTAGCTACCAGGTGATCCTGGAACTGCTACCTTTTTAGATTCTATGATTCTTGTAAGTCTATTAACATCAGTATCGAATAAGTCTGTTTCTGTTGAAACTAGAAGATCCCCAACTTTCAATCCTGATGCTGCAACGTTAGCAACTGTCATTTCTACCTGATTTGATGAAATGATTGAGGTTACATCTACATATTGATTTAAATTTCCTGCGATCGATACCACGTTAACCTGGTCTGAATCTACAGTGTCTCCTGAACCCGTTGCACTTGTTTTATAACTTGTTCCTAAAGCAACTGCAATTTCTTCTGTAGTAAAATCTGTATCAGCATATGTTTTCATTGCTACAGTTTTAAAACCGTCTCTATCTACAGAATTTTCAAATTTAACATACTGTTTTGTAGATCCGTCATATGTTTTATAGATCACATCATCATCGCTGATTAATCCATTTTTATGATCCAAATACATTTGAGATTCTTCATAGCCGAAATAGTTGTAATTTCCAACTGTTGGTGAAATAACAACCGGACTTCCAAGCGATCCTGGACTAGTTTCTACCGGATCGAATCTATCAAAGAAATCCGCTTTACAGAATTGGTAATGTCCATTTCCTATGTTTGTTCCGTCGTAAGGAGAAACTAAAGGAGATGCAGCTTTGAAAAGAGGGTGAGACCACTTAATTCTAATTTGAACGTTCCCTGGGGAAACTGTTACCTCTTTAACTTCCTCTATTTTTAATTTAACAATATCATCGTTATCGAAGAATTTTCTAGCTTCTACATTTCCTGTTAGATTAGAAGTAACTTTACCAATAATAAATTTAGTACCTGGTGAAGTTACTGTAACAGCTAAGAAATTTTTAAGATCAGTTTTTCTGCTTGCTGCATCAACTCCGGAGAAATTTGTTTGTAGATAAGGAAGTCCATTATCTAGATTGCTAGAACTATATGTAGCAAAATCTGAAGATAATATACCGTCCATGCTAGGAGATCCATATGCATCTACGAATCTTGTTCCAACCTCGATTAATTGAGAAAATGGAGTGCTATCGTCTTGTACTGTTGTGCTATTTTGTGAGTAGGTAAAATCAGCAGTTAAAGGAGAGCTATAACTTAAGAAATCAAGTTCTGAAGCTCCTCCCGTCCCATCTACTAAAGTTGATGTTAGATGATGTCCTACTAAATCGATGTAAGAGTAATCTCCAGATGCTAGATCGTCTAATCCTTCCTCGTTAACTGCACAAAGGATGCCTGTTTGACCTACCTGGTTATTGATGATCGTTTTAATATATTGGTTAGCACCGTTTTGATCAACAAAATCAGGAATTAAACATCCAGAAGCTGAAAGAACAATGTTTACCTCTTTAAGAGATAAGAAATTGTCTATTTGACTCTTGATAAATCCTTTAGATGTAAAGTAAGATGAATAAATAGGATCTAAAGAAAGTTCTGTGTATTTTGTCCAGTTTCCGCTAATTACAAACACATCAACAAAATAATCTGAAAGATAATCCTGAGGATGCATAAAATTAGGAACGTTATTAGCTCCATAATACTCTTGAGCTGTTACGTCGTATCCTTTAATAGGTAATTTAGAATCAAGAGATTTCTTGATAATTAAGCTTACCTGATTTTGACTTAGGTTAACAATGCTAAATAATTTTGATTGCTCCGTTGTATGAACTGTGGCAAGAAGCATAGAAGGATCTGGGAACCAAAACTTTTCTTTGTTATAATAAGAAGAAACCAGTTTGTCCTGATTAGTTAGATTGGCATTGATCTTCGCATATTCTTCAGTGGAGTTTCCACCATTCATTTCATTAGTGTCGATAGAAAAAGCTCTATATCTAGCTACATCTGCACCGTTAGCAACATCAGGCTCATTATCCTCCGTTACTGAATTGTTTAATTTTAACAGGTTTAATGCGAAAACAGGTCCACTGTTTAAGCAAGTAAATATTGAGCGGTGGAAAAATGATCCTTTTTTCTCTAAAGCTCTGTCTATATCTCCGAAAACCTTAAGAGCTGTTTGAACGTCAGGAACATAAACAGGGGTATTGAAAGGCCCTTTAGTTGAAAATCCAACGACCAATCTAACGGTCTGAGGATTTACTACAATGTTTTCTGAGGCATCAAATTCTAAGGTATAGACACCAGAACTTTTAAAAACGGATAGATCCAGAG